ATAAACTTCAATACCACTATTTGCTAAATATTATCAGACCCAAGAATAGATTTGGTCGATGGTTAAAAGCTGAGAAGTATGAAGCCATAGATTTAATTGTTGAATATTATGGATACAACCTCCAAAAAGCAAGGGAAGTTGTAGATATCTTCAGTGATGATGATTTGAATACTCTTAGGCAAGAATTATTTACAGGTGGTTTGAAGGAGAACAATGAGCGTAGAGATAGATTCTCTCGTTGAAATCAAGTTAAAACAGCCCGATGATTTTTTAAAAGTAAAAGAAACTTTAACAAGAATAGGTGTAGCTTCCAAGAAAGATAAGATTTTATATCAATCTTGTCATATTCTTCATAAGCAAGCTAGATACTATATTGTACATTTTAAAGAATTGTTTATGTTGGACGGTAAACCTTCCAATTTTTCGGACAATGATGCTGCGAGACGGAATACAATAGTTAATTTATTGGCTGAATGGGATTTGGTACAAAAAGTTGATAATGATAGAATCGATGATGATAACGTAGTTCCAATTAATCAATTAAAGATTATATCTTTCAAAAAGAAAGATGAATGGGAACTAGTTGCGAAATATAATATAGGTAATAAAAAGAATGACGACACTAAGTTTGAAAGCTCATAAATTATATCCTGACGTAACTCTTCCAACATTTTCAACACGAGGCTCTGCATGTTTTGATATACATGCTTATTATACTCCTGAAATAGGATGTAAATTTTGGAGCGATGATCGAAAAGATTTTATTGAAAGACATGATAAGAATATAACAATACATCCTTTTCAAAGGGTTTTAGTTCCCACAGGTTTAATTTTAGATATTCCGCCGGGATATTCAGTGAGAATACATCCAAGGTCTGGAACAGCGATTAAACAAGGAATGAGTTTTATTAATTGTGAAGGAGTGATCGATTCTGATTATGTTGATCCACTAATGATTCCTGTAATAAACTTATCAGATATTCAATCAATCGTTATAAATAACAATGATAGGATTGCACAGGGAGAACTGGTGCAATTGAAACAATATAATATCGAAGAAATTAGCTCGCCACCCGAACAAAAAACCGACCGCGATGGTGGTTTTGGGAGTACTGGCGCATGAGCAAATTTAAAGTTGTAGGGCACAGTTACGACTTAGAAGTATACGAAAAAGTTATAACTAATCCCGACAAAGGCACTACGGAGTTCGACGAGGTCGGAGTATATAGTGCCAATTCCATAATACATTTATTATGGATTGTGTTCAAACATAGGTTTGGGCATTTAATAGCTGGAGAAGGTTGGAGAGATTGACCTTTTCTTACATATCATTAGGAATTGCTTGCGTAAGGGTTCTTAATGTTTTTTATTAACGTCTTTGCTTAAAGAAGGAGGACATATGTTAACGACTAACGCACTTTCTGTATTCCCCACCCACAAACAGTTTGAACAAGCATTAGGATTATCCGTTGGATTTGATTCAGTGTTTAATAGACTTTTTGAATGTAATCAACAAAACCAATCTTCTGGTTATCCACCTTATAACTTGAAAAAAGATGGAGATCATTATATAATAGAGTTAGCAGTTGCAGGACTCAGCGAAAAAGATATTAAGGTACATGTTGAGGATAAGGTATTAACTGTTAGCAGTGATACAGAAAAATCTGACGAAGCTTATCTTCATCAGGGTATTGCCAGGCGCTCATTTAAGAGGTCTTGGACTTTAGCTGATGATATGATAGTTAATGACGCGACTATGACTAGCGGAATGTTAATTATCTCCTTAGAAAGAATTGTTCCTGAGGAAAAGAAAGCTAGACAGATCCCAATTATTACGAAGTAATTTTCGTAAATTTCATAAGAGGGCGCGTTATAAATATGCTATATAAATATGCTCATAACAACCCCTCTTTTAGGATTATACAGTGATAGATTTATTAAATACAGAAGAAGACATTAGAGTAGCACAAAATTTTACTCTTCCTGAACTCGTGAAAAGTTCAACCGCGGAAAGATTAGGAATAAGCAATATGCCCGATTCCGGACAGATTTTAGTTAACCTTGTAAATGTCGCGAATCATATTTTACAACCAGTAAGAGATGAAGTGGGGCCAGTTCGTGTTAATAGTGGTTACAGAGGAATAGAATTAAACAAAGCGGTTGGTGGATCTAAAACCAGTCAACATTGTTTTGGAGAAGCCGCAGATTTTGAGAGTTCCAGAATAGGTAATTATAAATTAGCTTGCTGGATTAAAGATAATCTAGAATTCGATCAATTGATTTTAGAATTTTATACTCAAGGAAAACCTAGCAGTGGATGGGTCCATTGTTCTTATAAAACAAATGGTCAGAACCGCGGAAAAATTAATACAGCGCTGAGAATAAAAGGAAAAACAGTATATAAAGATGGGCTGATTCAATGAAACGATTATTGATATTTCCTCTTTTAGTATATCTTCAATTTCTATATTTAATTGGAGCGTATATGGCTAAAAGAAGTTGGGTCGATGATCAAATATTATGGTGTTATAAGAAATTAAAATCTTATGGACACAAAGTGGAATATAATTATTTTGATAAATGAAATTTTATACAAACGTACACCAAATAGGTGATCATGTTTTAGTTAGAGGTTATGAAAACGGTCAACGTTTTGATGATCGCATTGAATATCATCCTACTGTCTTTATCCCTTCCAACGAAAAATCAAATTATTCAACTATTGATGGAAAATCATTATCCCCTATCAAACCCGGCACAATTAAAGAAACAAGAGAATTTATTCGAAAATATGATGGAGTAGAAAACTTTCAAATTTATGGAATGACTGCTTGGAGATATAATTATATTTACGAAGAGTATCCCAAAGATAGAGGAATTGATTATGACTTTTCACAACTCATAGTTGCGAGCATTGATATTGAAGTTGCCTCAGAACATGGTTTTCCAGATCCTGTTTCAGCTTCTGAAGAAATTCAAGCCATAACCGTTGGAGCAAATAAAAAATATTTTGTATTTGGGTGTGGTGAATATAATAATACTAATTCAGATGTTGAATATTTTCACTGTGCTGATGAAAATCATTTGGTTCAAGAATTTCTTTCTTTTTGGGAAAAGTTAGCACCGGATATTGTTACAGGATGGAATATTCAAGGTTTTGATATTCCGTATTTGGTTAATAGAATTTCCAGATTATTTGATAATAAAGTTGTCAAAAGATTATCTCCATGGAGATTAGTTAATGAGCGATCAACAACTTTTAGAGGTAGAGAAACAGTCTTTCATGATCTTATTGGAATATCTGTAATTGATTATATTGATGTTTATAGAAGAAATTCTCCGCCCGCGGAAAGTTATAGATTAGATTATATTGCTTCTGTTGAATTAGGTGAAAAGAAATTATCTTTTAAAGAGTATGGAAATCTTTATACATTATATAAAGAGAATTATCAATTGTTTATCGATTATAATATTAAAGATGCCCAGCTCGTAGAACGATTGGAAGAAAAGAAAAAATTGATAGAAATGGTGGTTGCTCTGGCGTATGAAGCAAAGGTAAACTATCAAGACACATTTGGAATGGTAATGATGTGGGAGGTTATTCTCGCGAATGATTTGATGAATAGAAATATAGTAGTTCCCCCCAAGAAAGATCATACAAAAAATAATGCGTATGTTGGAGCATATGTAAAAGAAGTTCAAGCAGGATTACATAATTGGGTTGTTAGCTTTGATTTAAATAGTCTATATCCTCATTTAATCATGCAATATAATGTTAGCCCCGATACAATTTTAACAGGCATTACGGAGTCGTGTCGGGTTGATTCTTTATTAAATAAGCAAGTTGATTTAAACAAATATTATGATAAAGACATTATCATTGCCCCCAACGGACAAGGATTTCGAAAAGACACGCAAGGATTTTTACCAAGGATAATGCAGGAAAAATATAATAATAGAGTTATCTTTAAAAAGAAGGAAATCGTGGCTAAGAAAAAATTAGAAAAAGCAACGGATCCGGTTGAGATAGAAAAATTAAAAAAGGAAGCAGATTCATTTGGCAATAAACAAACTGCCATGAAATTAATGCTTAATAGTG